GCCAGCGGTGGCGGTGCCACGCTCTCGTGGCGACTGCCGGTAGCCAATCAGGCCAACGGCGGCCCCGTCCTTCGGGTACTTAACCGTCTTGTAGTGGGCAGCCCGCTTGAGATTGCCGGTGGGGCCCACGGGCGTGACTTCTCGCAGCCGCAGATACGCCGGCCAGATGGCCTTCTCCAGTGCCGCCTCCAGCGTGGCAGCAAGCCCCGCACGGCCGTCCTGGCCGAACAGGTTCCGCAGCTGCTCGGTCTTCGACTTCAGGTCGGTGGAGTCCACCGTGATCGAGATGAAGGCCACTAGATCGCCTCCTGGCACAGCAGCTCGTGCTCGGTGCGGTTGCCGTGCTCGAGGATGCTGACGATCTCCAGCGTGCGGCCACGCCACTGCAGACGCATCTGCTGCGTGAGTCCGGTCAGATACCGCATCCGCACTCGGTGGCTGGCCTCGGTCTGCTGCTGGCCCTGCAGGAAGAACTCCCGGGCCGAGATGCCCTCGACGCTGGCCCAACGCTCAGCGAAGGTGCCCCACGTCTGCGTAGCCTCGCCCATCGGCGTGCGGCTGTCCGTGGCCTGCTGCACCGTCACTCGCTCTCTGAGCCGGCCGGAGTCCATCAGTTTGGCCCCCACAGGATGAGCGTGTAGGTGCCGGTACCGGCCCCAGCCAACAACTGGGGCACGGGTTCGCTGTCAGCCATCTGCGTCACGGCCACCTCGCCGTTGGACGAGATGAGCCGCCACGCATCGTCGCCGCCGTCGTTGAGGGTTCGGCGGCTAGAGCCGCTCCACGCAAAGGCCAGCTTCAGCGGCGAGCCCAGCGACACAAGCGAGCCGGCGGCGTTGCGGTACGTGCCGAAGTTGATGGACACGCTCGAGGTTCCGGCGGTGCCGGTGACGGCCACGACTTCGCCAGACGTGTACCCGGTGACGGACTGCAACGACTGCACCTTCAGCCTGGCCGTGCCAGACGTGTCGTGGAAGAGGGCGTCAACAGTGATGCGGCCGTCGATGCTCATGAGCCAAGCACGATGATGGTGTAGCCCGACACGCCGCTGCGAGACGCAATCGTCGGCAGGTACTCAGTGCCAGCGTCGAGGTTGAACAGGTTCAGGACGGCGATGTCGCCCTCAAACAAAGTCGTCTCCAGTTGGTTTGCAAGTTCGGCGTCCCAGCGATAGAACGACAGTTCGCCAGACTCTGCCTTTACGACGGCCCGGTTGATCGCAACGAACGACACAAGGTTGCCGTCAGGGTCGCGGTACGATGTCGGCTGCAACGCAAGCGGCGTCGGGCTTTCGCCAACGGTGCCAGCGAGGATCGCCACCTTGCCAGCCGTGTACTCGTCTGACTGAGCCAGCGACAGGACGTTAATGCCTGCGTTGGTTTTGTCGTGAAACAAGGCATCGACAATGATCCGGCCTTCAATGCTCATCGGTACGATCCCCAGCGTTGCGAGTCCAAAAGTGACTTGACGCCGAACTCAATCTCTTTGGAGATACTGCCGGTGAGCACGCTGGATCGTGACTCGTACCAGTGGCCCACGAGCATCAGGATGGCGTGGCGGATGCCGGCTGGCACGCTCGTGCCGCTGGCCCCGTAGCCAGCCCACCACGTCACAGCCACGGCGTTGTAGTCGTCGAGATTGGCGGGCCACGTCCCGGCACGCAGCTGCCGCACCACGCCAGGCGTCGAGTGGCGGTCTACCCGGTACGCCGTCGTGGACAGCGTGGCCGTGGAGTCGTCGCCCAGCGTGTAGGTGAGCGACACCGCCGTGGTCGTGCCGCTCGTGGCAATCGGCGGCCGGGGTAGCTCGATCTCGTACGGGAACGAGTCCAGCCGCATCGTCCACTGCGTGTTGATGAGCGTGCGGTCCAGGTACTGCTCGCACCACTCACGGGCCGCCGTGATCAGCGTCGAGATGTAGGAATCGTCGTCGCTGATGTCCACACGCAGGTGGGCCTTGGCCTCGGATACCGAGACGGGCTCAACCGCCGGCGGCGTCGCTCTGGTCAGGCTGCGGTACTGCACGGGGGCGTCCTCGTTTCCTGGGCGTGGCGTCGGCCGTCTCGGCCCGGTGCTCGATGGCCGCCGTCTCGATGGTCTGCTGCTTGTCCTCGACGGCGATGCCTCGGCTGATCCAATCGTTCGCCATGCCGTCGGGAACGTCCGGCAGCACCTGGCCACGCTTGTAGTGCCGGTAACTCATCAGCATCCTTATCTTCACGATTCGCCTACCCTCCATGCAGTTTCGGGCCGCTTGCTCGTGGACGTGAACTCGTTCGCCCACTGGAACACGGGCGTGGTCAGGTTGCGGCCCGGCCACGTCACGACGTACTCGCCGTGCCCCAGCACGACACGGGGCGAGACAAAGACACGGTTGCCGCTTTCTCGCCAATTGGCCCAAAAAAATATGTCCGAGTCTTGTCTGCCGTCAGACCACCCTCCGCTTGGATCTGGCTTGCTCCAGAACCACGGTTTCTTGGTTCGCTTCAGTGCTGCGGTGCTAATCACCGTGAGGCCGAAGTGGGCCGTGTCCACCTCTTGAATCGGCTCGGCAAACCACGACGGGGGCAGGCTTGTGTGCCCGGCATCCGGCGGCGCCTCCAGCGTGCCCTTGAGGGTGAGCATGGGGCGGCCGTCCTCACGCTTGGTTTGCAGCCCCGTGATCGCATCGCACTGAAACGTCATCGCCATGGCAAAGAGCGTCTCCACGTCTTCCTTCGTGAAGAACGTGTCGTAATCAATCGCCAGCAGATACTCGGCCTTGTCGATGAACTGCTCGAACACCCGGGTGTTTACTTGGTCCCAGAAGCAGCCCGTGCCCAGCGTCGGCCGGATGCCCAGCGGCATCAGGGCCTGAGCCCAGGCGAAGAAGTTGCTGGTAAACCCCAGCCGGGGCATCGACAGCACGGCCTCGACTCGGATATCTACCTGCGTGTCACCGACACGGACGAGCATTGTGGCCCCTCAAATGGAAACGGCTGGCAGTGCTTAGAGCCCTGCCAGCCGTCCACTGTGCCGCATTTGTCAAGCGATCAGCCGCTAACGAGCGTGCCGACGTTCTTCGTGGCCGCCGAAAAAGGAGCCTCCTCGGCACGGCCCAGCCGGGCCACGCTGTTCACCGCCACGGTGTTGCCGGGCGAGGTGTACAGCGTCAGGAAGCGACGCTTGCCACGCATGTCCACGTTGAACCGAGCCACGTAGCCGACGTTCGCCCCGGTCGTGGTGCCAGCCGCCACCGTAAAGTCGGTGCCGCCCACGAACCCGCTGATGTTCGTCTGGCCGGTGCCGGTCACGTCGTGCTGCGTCAGCCGGAGAACCGGAGCCGCATTGCTGGTGGTCGCCGTGAACGGCGAGTACACCACGTCGATGGAAACGTACTCGAAGCCCAAGGTGTCGATCTCGTGGCTGTGGGTGGCCGAGGCCGCCACACTCGCCGCCGCCTTGGCGTCCGTCTTCGTTGCCGCAATCTGGATCATGGGAGCAGTTCTCCGTGGATGGAACTAGGTTCAGGACGCCGTCTTGAGAGCAACCACCGGGCCCGCCTCGGTCGTCGAGCCGAGCGAGTGGAACACCGCATTGGCCCGCACGATGCCGGTCACGAGGGTCTGGTCATACTCGACCAGCCGCTCCTGGCTGACACGCAGGGCGTAACCCTGACGCAGGCCGAGGGCACCCGCCATGGCCATGTCGCCGAACAGCACCTTGATTTTCGACGCATCCGCACCGAGCGTGCTGTTCATCACATGCACGAGCGTCACGGGGTAGCCGAGGAACGTGAGGCCGAAGCCCTGTGCCACGCTGGCGTTGCCACCCTGGCCGAGATCCAGCCGCTGCATCGCAGCGTGGTAGCCGGCCGGGCTGATGTACCACCGGGCACCAGCCAGGGCGTAACGGGGCGTCTTGGCCAGAACGGCAAGGAAGTCCTCCTTGTCGAGCGTCTCGAACGAGTTGTTGCCGCTGGCCGCCGTCGCCACGCTGGCGGTGAACGGGGCGGTGTCGATCTTGACCGCCACGCCGTGGTGGCCGCCGAAGGCCGACGTGCCCGTGCCGGTGAAGACCGCCTCGTCGAGGGCCTTGGCCACCGACAGCGAGTGCTCCGTGGCGATCAGGTCGGCAATGCCCACGCCGTCGGCCCACAGTTCGTTGGACACCTTCGTGGCCACGCCGAACTTCTGGGCGACCAGCTGCACCTGCGTGCCGGTCATGTCGCTGTAGGTGAACTCGCTGCCTTCGCCGAGCCACGCGCCGGTGACGCCGGTGAGCCGCTTCGGGATCATCAGCGTGTCGCTGGCCATCGAGAAGTTCTGCAGGGCCGTGGGGGCCACGCCGAAGGTCTCGACGTTGCGGATGATCTCGTTCGACACCTCGTCCGGCACGCTGAAACCGCCGGTGCTGTTGATGCCTTCGACCATCGTGCGGCTCTCGACGCCGTGGTCAGCACACCACCGCCGGGCGTTGTCGTCGCCGGCGAACTTGGCACGCAGCCACATGCCGAAGCGGTACGCCGTCTCGTGCGACCGGAACGCCTTGAGCTTCCGGCCGTCCCGCACCGGCTCGATGCGATTCTCGACCGCACGCACCTCGGGGGCCGGCGAGCAACGCTCGGCCACGCTGCGGAGATTCTTGGCCGACTCGACCACCTTGACCTCGAAGTCGATCGAGGCGGCGAGCTTCTGAGCCCGCTCGGTCAGGCCGGTGAGCTCCGCATCACGGGACTCGAGATCAGCCTGGTTGTCGGTCTGCAGGGCCGTGAGCGAGTCAATCCGCTCGGCAACGTCGTTGGCTTCGGCGCGAAGAGTCGAGAGGCGGTCCATGTGTGATCTCCAGCGGCGTGATTGCCGATGGAGTCCACAATGCCGCTACTGCCCCGGCCTCTTGCAGAACCTCATTTGAGAAACTGTTGTTTTCACAAACGCCACCGCACGAGCACCGCACCGTGGGCAACGGAGATACCGCTGCCGTTCATCGCCGCAGGCACGACTAGAGCGACACCGCAACTTCTCGCCGCAGGTGCAGCGGGCCTCAGACATTTCGCAGCCTCAGCATGGCGGCCCACGCCTGGGCGACGCCACGCATGGCCGAACGCACGGCAGGCGGGGCCGCTGGCTCGCCCTGTGACGCCAGCCATGCCTCGTAGGAACGCATGGCCACGCCAGCACTCGTCTGGGGGTACGCGGGAACCAGGACTGGACCCACGTCATAGAGTCCCGAAACCTCGCGGATCTGCCGCACGGCCTTGCCGTCCTCGCCGGTGCGAAACGACTCGTGCTTGGGGTCCACCGTGAAGGCAAACGACGAGCCACGCACGTCACGCCGCTGGATAAGTTCGAGCACGTCGGCCCGGCTCACGGGCGGCGTCACCACGTACCGCAGGCCCTTCTCATCGCTGGACAACTCCAGCGTGCCGCTGGACGTGCGCCCCAGCACGATGTTGCTGTCGTGGTTGAAGAGTGCGACCACGTCGCCCTTGCCACGCTGGCGGCCAAGAATCTTGTCGAACGCACCCGGCAGAATCTCTTCCTTGAACCCGCCCAGGTCGAGGCTCAGCCGGTTGTACACGGCGGCGTAGCCAACGATGGCGGCCCGGCCGTCGGCACGGCTCTCGATCACGAGCTCGTCGTCATGCTCAAAGGCGAAGTCCCGGCGTTCAATCTCCATCGGTCTGCTCCTCTGGTTCGGCGTCGTCCTCGAGCTCGTCGGCCGTGCTGTCCTCGGCTTCGACCACCGGCTGCTCGGCCACCGGCTCCGGTGCAGGCGGCTCCTCGCCGGCCTTGTCCAGCGTGGTCATGTTCAGCTGGATGAAGTGCTTGTCACCCTCGACGCCGAGCGGGTTGAGGTTTTCCATCTCACGCACTTCGTTTATCGACATCCACCCGTTCTGGATCGCCGAGACGTAGTAGGCCGAGCGGCTCGCGTGGTCGCCACGCAGCAGGCCGCTGACGTTGTGCTCGGCAAAGTACGTCTCGTCGTCGTCGATCAGGTCACGGGCGATGGCCGCTTCCCACCGCTTCAGGTGCGGCAGCAGGCAGTGCTGCACGAACTCGGTGCCCTGCACCTCAATGTTGGAGTACGTGCTGCGGGTGAGATCCTGAATCATGTGCGGCGGCACACGAAACGCCCGGCAAATCTCAATGACTTGGTATTGGCGAGTCTCAAGGAACTGGGCCGCCTCG